GCCGAAATCTTAGTAGCAACAGGTTTTTGGCCTAGTGAACTATCATTCGAGTTAGACGATATGAACGCCACCATAGAAATACTGAACAAGCAACGCGGCGGTAAGTAATGGTTGCGCGCGCGGCTATCCCCGAAATCTACGGTATTAAAGAGGCGCTAAAAGAGTTAAACGATTTTGATAACAAGTACAGGCGCGAAGTAACTAAACAGATAGGCGGCGCTGGCCAACAGATCGTTAGCGAAGCGCGTAGCATGGTTGCCCATTTTGATAACAGCAAACAAAACGGCGCGCCATTGTCGGGCATGGTTCGCGGCAACTTAATTAAAGGCCGTAATACCAGTTGGAAAACAGATCAGGTACAAAAAGGTTTTAAGGTAAAAGTAGGCGTACGGGCCAGCAAAGAACGCTACGTAAACTTTAACCGTAGTGATGATCTAGGCAACCGTTATACCAGCCAAGTGGTTTACGGTTCTAAGCCCTACCAACTTATGGTTATCCAACAGGCTGACGCGGCAGGCGCAATTTATGACCATGCCGGGGCACAAACACAAGGCACGTTTGTAACAAACCTTGATGTAGAGGTAGGCGGCCAGCCCCGCGCCGTAGATATTGCGGTAGAAAATAACCGCGAGGCAGTCACCCAAAAGGTTATGCAAATCGTAGATACTGTTATGGAAAAGACAAACCGAAAACTGGTAACACGCCATGGCAATTAATATCCCCATCATCTCTAGCCTCGAAGGCAAAGGGTTTCAGCAGGCAATCACCCAACTAAAAGCCCTAGAAACCACCTCACAAAAAGCGGGCTATATAGCAGGTAAAGCATTTTTGCCAGCAGTTGCCGCTATGGGCGCGCTTACTGTTGCTGCCGGGTACAGCATTAAAGCCGCCGTAGAGGACAGCGCCGCGCAAGCGATATTAGCCAAAACCCTACAAAACGTTACTAGCGCAACCGACAGCCAAATAGCCGCAATCGAGGAACAAATATCGGTAATGTCGCTGGCTACTGGCGTTGCAGATGATGAACTACGCCCCGCGTTTGCGTCACTGGTTCGCGTAACCCAAGACGTAACGGCAGCAACCGACGGCCTAAAACTCGCTATGGATATTTCAGCCGGCACGGGCAAGGATTTAGGTTCGGTCAGTGACGCGCTAGCAAAAGCGTACGGCGGCAACTATAAAGCGCTAGGCCTGCTGTCGCCTGAACTAAAAAAAATGATAAAAGACGGTGCCAGCCTCGATGAAGTTATGGCTGCTATGGCTAAAACGTTTGGTGGTCAAGCCGCTGTTGCAGCAGGTACCGCACAAGGGCAATTTAAGCGCCTCAACGTGGCATTAGACGAAGCCAAGGAAAGTATAGGTATGGCGTTATTGCCTGCTGTTATGGCCGTGCTGCCGTACCTGATCGCGTTTGGTAATTGGGCTGCAGATCACACCGGCACACTGTTAGCAGTTGCTACCACTATTGCCGCAATATCTACAGCGCTAATAGGATTTAAGGCCGCGCAAGTTATCGCTAACGCGGTAACAATAGTAACTACCGCGCTGAACTGGTCACTGGCTGCCAGCGCCGCCGCTGCCAACACGGCCCTAACGTTGGGCGTAGGTGCTGCCGCTATTGCTGCCGGGCTAGTAGTTGCTGCTGGCGCGTTTATGGTTTACAAAAACGCCACAAAATCAGCCGTGGAAGGTAATCGCACGTTTGGCGGGTCACTAACCCCACTGCCCCCAGCCATTGAGGAAGTAGACACTGCTATAGGCGGGGTATCCGATAAGGCTAAAAAAATGGCCGAACGCGTTAAAGAGGCCAGCGACGCACTTAAAACGTATTTGGCCGACGCACTAGCCAACGCGCAAACCCAGTTAGCCGAAGCGCAAGAGGCGTTTAACGATTTTGCTACAAACGTTAGCGACGGCATTAAAGACGCGTTTAGTTTCCAAGACGCTAAAGACGCAGGCGACGAAACAGGCGCCGGGTTTCTACAGGGTTTACGCGATCAGGTAGCAGGTATTGTTAAGTACGGCCAAGACGTCAAAACGCTGTTGCAGTTAGGGCTATCCCAAGAAGCGTTGCAGGCTGTACTTGACGCAGGCGGCGAAAGTGGCGCGGCTATTGCAGCCGAACTTATTAAGGGCGGTGCTACAGCAATCCAAGAAACCAACGCCCTAGTGATGGCAGCCGAACAGGCCGCGTTTACTATCGGTCAATCAGCCGCCAGCCAATGGTACGGTGCCGGCGTTTCTAACGCCCAATCATATTTGCAGGGCGTCGAAGCGGCGTTTGCTGCAGCCCAAGCCAAGTTAGGGCAAAAAGGTATTAAGTTGCCTGACATTAAAGGCATAGGCGCAGGGTTCGCGGAAGCAATCAGCCCGCAACCAGTAAGCCGAGTAATACCGCAACGCCCGGGCCAAGGCTACGAGGATTTCGCCAGCCTTACCGTAAACGTTACGGGCGGCCTTGCTACTAGCGCCGAAGTAGGGCAGGCGGTAGTAAACAGTATCCGCGCCTATAACCGATCTGCAGGCCCCGCAAATATACAGGTGGGCTAATGGCCACGTCAGTAATTGCCAGCGGTAACTATGAACTATTTATAGACACTGGTTTCATGCTGAACGCGTTTACGCTTGATGACGCAACACGGGGCGTATTAAATAACACAGAATACGTTTTAGACGGCACTACCGAGTTTGCGCCTATGTTGGAATACGCTAAAAACGTTTCGGTAAACCGTGGCCGCCGTGAGATCGGTGACCAGTTCAGCGCTGGCACAATGTCGTTTACCCTCGACGACACACTAGCCAACGGCATACTAAACCCGCTGTACACGTCTAGCCCGTTCGTAGACCCTGCCGGGCAGTTCACGTTGGCGCCTTTGCGTCGAGTATCGCTAGGCCGTTACGACAGCACTAACACGTTCATAGCGCTGTTTGTAGGGCAAATAGTGAACTATGATTATTCGTACGAGTTGGGCGGAAATAATACAGTTACCGTTTACTGTGCTGACGATTTTTACCTACTAGCGCAAACCAGCCTTGCCGAGTTTAACGTTTCCGAACAATTATCTAGCGCCCGCTTAACTGCTGTACTTGATTTGCCTGAAGTTAATTACCCGGCGGCTAGCCGCAACATAAACACTGGCACCCAAACATTGGGCGGCGCTGCCGCTTACACAGTGCCCGAAGGTACGAACGTAAAGGCCTATCTAAACCAAATCCAACAGGCCGAACAGGGCCGCGTTTTTATGTCGCGCACGGGGGTACTGAACTTTGACCCGAGGATAGGTAATACTCTCAGCGGCAGCGTGGCCGACTTCCACGACGACGGCACAAACATTCCCTATAACAATTTGGGCATAACCTATAACGCTGATCAGGTAGTAAACAGGGCCAGTATTCAGCACTTAGGCGCAACCAGCCCGCAAGTAGCAGACGACGCAGCCAGCCAAGCCAAGTACCTAATACAAACCGTAAGCATTACCGACAGCCTGCTACACAATGACGCAGCCGCCGCAACCCTCGCCAGTTACCTACTTGTAGGCGAACCCGAAGCCACGTTTACAGCCGTGCAAACCGATTACCTAATGCTGACCACGGCCCAACGCGAAGCCTTAGCCCTAGTAGATATTGGCGACACCATAACGATTACGAACACTATTGCCGCTGGCGAAGTAGCCCAAGAGTTAAGCGTCGAGGGCGTAGAACACCGCCTAGATTTTGTTAGCGGTCACCGGGTCACCTACTACACGGCGCCTACAGTGATCGTTTACGAGTTCATACTGAACGACGCTATTTATGGCAAACTAGACATACAAGACCCGCAACCCGTTTTAGGATAAAGTACAGAAAATGACCGTTGCAAACTTTACCGCAGGGCAAGTATTGACGGCCGCAGAATTAGACACGTTGAGGAGTGCATTAGGTATGGCTATACCAGATTTTGTAGCAGGTCAAGTATTAACAGCCGCCGAGTTAAACCAACTTGTAGCAGTTGCTAACGTTGCTATTGGCCCGGGCGTTGCTACGGGCGGCACTTCGTCAAGTATCACGGTAGGCGGCATAAATTACACTTTGCTAACTTTTACTAGCGATAGCACTTTAACAGTTACAACGGCAGGACTTTTTGATATTTATATTTTTGGCGGCGGCGGCGGCGGCGGCGGTAGCCATGTTGGCAACGCTGGCGGCGGCGGTGGTGCGGGTGGACAACTTAAAGCAACAGTTTATTTAGCGGCTAACCAATCTGTAACGGTTGGTGCTGGCGGTGCTGGCGGTGCAATTAGCGGCGGTACCGGAACACTCGGCGGCGCAACAAACATTGGCGCGGCCTTTGCTGTTGTCGGCGGCGGCGGTGGTGCAAACGTACAAACGACAGCAGCCCCGGGTGGGTCGGGTGGTGCAGGTACTCACACAGGCGGAAGCAACCTTGGTGCAGCGTCATCGTATGCGGATACTGATTTTGGCTTTAGTGGCGGTAACGGTTCGTCAGGTTTTGGCGGCGGCGGCGGTGGTGCTGGTGGTGCAGGCGCAAACGGCACCTCGTCAACTACTGGCGTAGGCGGTCTAGGTGTTGAGGTAAATACGTTTATTGGCGGTTCATCATTGTTTAAGGCTGGTGGCGGCGGTTCTTGGTCTGCTGCTGGCGGATCGGGTGTTGGCGGTTCAGGCACGACAGCGGCGGCAGCAAACACGGCTGGCGGCGGTGGTGGTGGTACCTCGTCTAGTGCAGGTTCGGCAGGCGGTAGCGGTATTGTTTATGTAAGGTTTAAGGTATGACCGCACAATATTTCGCACAACTAGACAGCAACAATATAGTGTTAGCGGTTCATGTTGTCACGGCTGAATACATGGCAGAAAACCCCCAACGATACCCGGGCGTATGGGTTGAAACGTTTATAGACCGACTTGACAAAACCTATGCAGGCGTCGGTTATACCTACGACGCACTTACGCAAGATTTTACAGCACCGCCAGTAATACCAGCAGACGAGTAATGAAATGGCAATACCTACTTGGCTGCACAATTCTTGTAGCGATAGTGGCTTGGGGCTGTAGTGGTTGCACCGTTTCTAAAACTAATACAACTTACCAGTGCTTTACAAAGGCGGCGTGCGACAATGAAAACCCCTGAACAACAACACGCGGCACTAATAGTTTTTGTGGGCCGTCTTATGGCAGTCTGTTTTACTTTTACTGTTATGGCGTTTATTTACGGCGTACTGTTTGTAGACCAGCCAATGGAACAGGCACCGACAGACGCGCAACTAATAGACCTGCTATCCACGTTGCTAGTGTTTTTAACTGGCACACTGTCGGGCCTCGTCGCGTCTAACGGACTTAAAAGCAAAACCCCGCCAACTCGATAATGGCTATACCACCAATTAAAAAACTGGTACTGCCTGCCTCGCTGCAACACGTTAAGCCCGGCGAACTACCGCCTAGCCTGCTAGTTGAGGTTAAACCGTTTGGCAAACTACACCCGCTGGCCGCTAACGCTTACAACGCTGTTAGGGCTGCCGCGTTCACTGCAGGTATAAAACAATTTAAGCCAATTAGCGCGGGCGACACTTACCGCAGTGTCAGTTTGCAGCGCCAAGGATTTTTGGCCCGCTACACACTTGACGTTATACCCGGGCAAAAGCCCCGCGTATACGAAGGCAAAAACTATTACCTAAAACCCGGCAACGCACCAATGGCAGTACCCGGCACAAGCCGCCATAACTTAGGTTTGGCCTGTGACTATGCAAACATGGCTGGCCCCACGTTCGAGTTTATGTGTGAACACGGCCCGCGTTTTGGCTGGTCATTGGAAGTAATGCCCGCTGAACCGTGGCACTGGTTTTACTGGCCCGGCGACAAAGTGCCAGCAGCCGTAACCCAATACCTGCAAGGTTTAGCGCCAGTATCCCCCACCGCGTAACACGTGCCTACTACGGTTTTATGACCGACGAAAAGAGGACTACCACGCATGAACGAACTACAAACGTTTACCTATGAATGTTTTATAGGCCGTATGGATAACGGCCAGCAAGTGTTAGTACAGATTTTTAGAAACCCTGCCAGCCTCGAAGTGTTGGCTAGTCAGATCGCGTTTCGTACCGCTGCCGGCGACAGTTGGCAAACGCCTTACCAGTTGGAGAAAATGCCATGACCCCATTTGTAGCAAAGTTGGCGCTAGGCGCTGTTTGCACTATTGCCGCGTCGCTGTTGGCTTGGGTTATGCCCGGGCTACCTGACAGCGGCCCAAGCCGCCCCGTAGCCGTCGAGTACGTTTACGAGGCAACCCCACTACTGCCCACCACGACGACGGTAAGCCCGTTTAACGAAGGTAATTGCCTGCAGGTAGTGTCACTGGCCTTAGTGTTGGGTTGGCCTGCTAGCGAGGCTGACACAATCGCCCAAGTAGCAGCCCGCGAAAGCCGTTGCACCAGCCACGCATATAACGCCTTAGACACTGCAGGCGGTAGTTATGGCCTTTACCAAATAAACGGGTTTTGGTGCAACCCCTCGACGTACTGGCCGCAAGGCTGGCTACAGGCCCAAGGCGTACTTACCGACTGCCAACAATTATTTGACCCAGCAGTAAACACAAAAGCAGCCCTAGCCATATGGTTAAATAGTGGTTGGGCACCATGGAAAACAGCCCAATAACCCGATAACAGAAAGACACCCGACATGCAGGAACCAATAGAACCCGACACTGGCATAACTGAACATACGCGCAAAATGTTCGCGCTTATTGACGATTTAGTAAGACCAAACCACGTTGCTAAACCAGTAAATACCCACGTTTACCATTTGATAGGTGAACTCGAAGCACTACGCCAAGACCTGTTACGCATGGAAGACCCGCGCGCAAAGTTTTTAGAACTGGCCATAATTGAGTTAGAGAAACTGCAATAATGTTTAGGTGCAGCCTGACCGCTGAGGATTTAGACCGCTGCAAACTTGTAGCAGATCAGATCAGCAGCAATAGCCGCGAATATAAACAGCGTTACGGCGCACACAAACGCGTTACAGACCCCGAAACGCTAAACCTAAACGGTGTGCTAGGCGAATACGCGTTAGCAAAATACTTAGGTTGGGCCTATTGGTACACCGAATATGACCCCAGCGCCTACGACGTTGCTGGCTACGAAGTTCGATCTACACGCCACGCTAACGGCCATTTGATAACACACCCGGGCGACAAACCCGGAATATATGTACTGGCAATAATCGAGGGCGACAACATGGTAAGGCTGCACGGCTGGCGCACCCTAAAAACCGCTAACATGCAGCGCCATTGGCGTAACGATATGCACACCCCGTGCTATATGACCCCGCAAGCCGAATTATGGCCTATGGATATGCTGCCAGCAACCGCGTTATACCTATGTGGTAAAACAGACTAAGTAAACCCGACTAGAAAAGGACACCCGACTAATGGCATTTGATTTACAAAACTATGTTGATGTACCAACTCGACTTGCTGAGGCATATAAGCGTTGGCCTAACTTACGCATACAAGAAACCGTAAACGAAACAGTAACTATGCCCGATGGCAGTTGCTTTATACGTTGCACGATCACTGTTTGGCGTGATGAAACTGACACACTGCCAGCAATCGCTACAGCAGCCGAACCATACCCGGGCAAAACGCCTTACACCAAAAACAGCGAATTTATGGTAGGAATGACCAGCGCGCTAGGCCGTGCGTTGGGGTATATGGGTTGCGGAGTGTCTAAAAGTATTGCTAGCCGTAATGAGATCGAGGCACGCCAAGACCCAGCAGCACCGGGCGAAGTAATCGCACCGCGTGGCCGAGTGGAAGCGGGAAGCGCTGCAGGCAACCCCAGCGCACCTAGCGGCAACTTTGCTAGCGCGAAGCAAATTAACTTTATTAAAGCGTTGGCTAAAGGCCGCGAGTATGACGAAGGCGAACTACTAGAAAAAATTCACGAAATACTAGGCAAAAACGACGTAATACTAGAGACGCTGACAGCCTCAGACGCTACAAAAGTAATCGGGGTAATGAAATGACCCGCTACAAATCTAATTACAGTTACGCGCAAGATTTACGCGACGTACGCCAACACAGCATGGAAACAGCACGCAAACTGGCCGCCGAACAGGCGTTAGTAATGGACTTAAATAACCAAATAGCCGCGCTAAACGTCGAGGTAGAACGCTTAAGTGATGAACTAAACCTAGCCCATGAAGCATTACGCAGGGCCTTTAGTCCACAATGACGCCTAACTTGATGAGTGAACGCCTACTAAAAAATACGATAGTGACCTATGCGCGTGGTTATGGCTGGTTAGTTCACCACGATTTACCTAGCCAACGTGCTAATGGCAGTTGGGCAACAGTGACGCAAGGCGATAGCGGTTTCCCCGATCTAGTGTTAGTGCACCCGGGTAACACTGTTGCACGTTTGCAGGCCCAAGTAATCTACGCCGAACTTAAAACGCAACGTGGCAAACTCACTGCAGGGCAGCAAGGCTGGTTAGACGCGTTACAGGCTGCAGGGCAAACAGCGGTAGTGTGGCGCCCCAGCGATTTACAAGACATATTTACCAAACTACGTACACCCTTACTGTATTAAGCGCATTACAACTGGCTAGACCCAAGACCTGCACCCGTCGCACGGCGTTAGGTAACACACGGAAAGCGTGGGTAGATCGACGCGCCCTGAAACATGCAACACGAAATGGATTAGGCAAGGCGTCGAGGCGGGCTGTAAACATAATCAGCCAAGTAAGTAATGCTAGGTAACGGACTGAGTGCAACCCGTGGGCGGGCATTACTGCATTAGGCTTGATGGTGCCGGCATAAACAAACCGATAACAAACCCAACCCAACCGAGGTAAACCCGACATGATGAACTACTACTACTCAGCATTAGCAAGCCGCGCAAGCGGCGCGGTAGCCCAAGCGCAGCGCGGGAGTAACCATGCCAAGTAAACGCGAAGGCCCACGCCCACGCAACCAAGCAGACTACAAACGCAACAAACAAATACTGCTAGCAGAAAACCCATTCTGCCATTGGTGCAGCATGCCGGCCACGGAAGCAGATCACCTAATAGAAGTTGATCGAGGCGGCGACAACTCACTAGACAACATGGTTAGCGCATGCAGAAAATGCAACGCAACACGCGGCAACAAGTACAGGGCTGCACGTGACGCAGGCAAATATCAAAACGAAAACCCAATGCCAGTAAGGAAAATACAAGACGAACACTCACAGCGTTTTTTTGGGGTATCAACTCCTGCC